TTGACTCAAACCATAAAGTAGAATTATATGAGGGATTATTAGTAAATGGCTCTTTCAGCTATGTTTTAAAGTTTACAGGATATATGGGTGATGATATAACTGCGGGTTCTGACCCTGTAATATCATTGTCACTAAGGGACAAAGCAAAGTTGCTACAAGATATATATATCTATCAAGGTCCAAGTTACTCTCTATATCTAGTTGAAGATTGTATTCAAGATTTACTAAATACATTCGCACCTGATTTAAACATAACACTGATGGTTGATAATCCAACTCAATATATGATAGGTAGACCTGACGGACCATATGCACCAAGCGATACAAACCTATGGGATGCGATTCAAACACTAGCAGATTCGGCAAGTATGGAACTAAGATTCCTAGAGGACGGTACTCTACATTTAAGACAGATTGTTAGAGACTTTGCTGATGCGACAACTGACTTATATCTAAATCAATCAAACTTAGTATCTGATGATATGGAAATAAGTGATGCAGATGTTCGTAATTACATAGTTGTTAAAGTTCAAGACTTTGACCCTATTACAAAAACTGACGATGAATCAATAGCTAAATATGGATTAAGATATATGGAAGTTCAAAGGTCAATGTCTGATATGATTACAGATGTTTCTCAGGCTCACGAGTTGGCGGAAAATATATTAAGAGATTTAAGATTCGCTAATCCTACTGAAACTGCTGAGATTCCATTTAATCCACTAATACAGGTTGGAGATATTGTCTCAATAGAGAACCCAATGTTAGGTACTACTAATGCTGATGATATTTTTAAAGTCATTACGATAGATAATGAGTATAGTAAAGATAGAAAAAGAACTAGACTAAAACTACAAGGCTATGATAAGTTCTTATCTACTCCTGATATTGCACCTAAACCAATAACAGGATTAGGATTCCAAATGCAAACTAGGACAATATCAAACTATCCTAACTCAGGATGGACAGGGAAAGAAAAGACAACATCATTCCCTATGCTTACATGGACACCACCTACGCAAGACATTAGTGGTAATGCATTAGATGGTAACTTTGGCGGGTACATAGTAGAAAGAGCAACTCAGTTGGACTCAAAGGGTTCAAAGATACAGGTAAACTACACATGGGGAACTATTGCATCAATACCTGCTCACATCAATTCTTTAAATCTAAATGTAAACTATTTTTATGATTATTCATCTAGTGCAATAATTGAGAAGTATAAAAGTCTAGGAAGTTCATCTCAAACAATAACACTTCAATACAGGATAACGGCTATAGGAAGGAAAGGTACAAAATCAACGGTAAGCAGTGCAATTAATGTAGCTATACCGATACCGCAGATAATATAGAAAGGAGTTAGCAAATGAGTTACTTTAGTTCAAGAATGTTAAGATACGCAACAAACGCAAGCAGTAGCAATCAATACGCTGATTATGGTGAGGTAGTAGCGGTAATTACTGATAAATTAATAAACATTAACATGGGTGGTAGTGGGTATATCCTAGAGGCTGTAACTGTTTCTAATGGGTATATCCCTAAAATCGGTGATTGGGTAACTGTAAATTGGAATAATGGAAATCCTGTAGCCCAAGGTGGAGGTGTTGGTGGAGGTTTACAACAACCAAATACTCCTGTAATCATTTCACAAAGTGACCTAGCGGGTGGAACAATCAACTCAGACCACATTAGGGCTAATAGTATTGAGACTACACATTTGCAAGCGGGTTCTGTCCAAGCTGACCAAATCTCTGCAAACTCAATATACTCATACCATCTAACAGCAGGTTCAGTAGGCACTGACCAATTATCTGCAAATTCTATTACATCAGATAAGATTCAAGCTAATGCTATCACTGCTCAACAAATCCAAGCAGGTTCGGTAACTGCTACAGCTATTAGTGCTAACTCTATTACATCAGTAGCAATCCAAGCCAACGCTATCCAAGTACAACATATTTCAGCTAACGCTGTTCAGACGAATCAGATTTCAGCAAATAGTATTAATGCTAGTAAGATTCAAGCAAATGCTATTAATGCTACTCACATTTCTGCTAACTCTGTAACTGCTACAGCTATCTCTGCTAACTCTATTACCTCTGTTAAAATTTCGGCTAATGCTGTTCAAGCACAACATATTTCAGCTAACTCAGTGCAAACGCAACACATTTCTGCAAATACTATAACCGCAGGTCAGATTCAAGCTAATTCAATTACTTCAAGTCATATCTCTGCAAATAGTATTAATGCAGGTCACATTCAAGCAGGTGCTATCACTGCTGTTGCCATTAGTGCTAACTCAGTTCAATCGCAACATATCAGTGCAAATAGTATTACTGCACAACACCTACAAGCAGGTTCGGTAACTGCAACAGCTATTTCAGCTAACAGTATTTTCGGTTATCACATCCAAGCTAGTCAGATTTCTGCTAACCACATATCTGCACAGTCAATTACTGCTGTAGCTATCTCGGCAAATGCTATCCAAGGTTATCATATCTCTGCGAATAGTATCAGTGGAAATCACATCGTTGCGGGAACAATCCAAACAGGTCATATCTCTGCGAATAGTATTACCGCAGGATTGATTCAAGCAGGAGCAGTCAACGCTACTCATATTACTGCTAATGCAATCAACGCAACACACATAACAGCTAATGCGATTACTGCTGTAGCAATATCTTCAAACTCTATTCAAACTAGACATATAAGTGCGAACTCAATTATTGCTAGCCAAATATCTGCTAACCAAGTTAATGCTACTCACATCTCAGCTAACTCGGTAACTGCAACTGCTATTTCTGCTAACAGTGTTCAGACTCAACATATTAGTGCAAACAGTATTACTGGCGATAAGATTCAAGCTAATCAAATCTCAGGAAATCATATTGTTGCAGGTACTATTACTTCTGACCACTTAACAGTAGGAACAGTACAACAAGGTTTAATAGGTATGTACTATACTTACACAGGAAGTACTGCAACAAATAAATTCCAAACATTCAAAGGCTCTCAAATTGATTCAACTATTAACTTCTCTTGGAGTACTGGCTCACCTGCAATTGTAGGTCAATCAGATTACTTCTCAGTAAGATGGCAAGGATTTATATTTGCTCCTCAAACAGGAACATACTCATTCCACATAACTGCCGATGATGGCGGTAAGGTTGTTGTTAATAATACAACTGTTGTTACAACTGCAACTTACAATGTTGAGGCAACTGGAACTATTTCATTAACAGCAGGACAATGGTATCCAATTCTTGTTGAAATGACAGAGGGTACAGGCGGGGCAAATGCTGTAGTAAAATGGACTAAACCTGACCTAGTTAAAGAAGTTATCCCTTCTAAATACTATAGCCAAGGCAACACTGTAATTGATGGTGCAAGTATTGTAACAGGAACTATTACTGCAAGTTCTATGCAAGTTGGTACAATTACTGCTCAATCAGGTATACTAGCAAATGCAGTTATTCAAACAGCTAATATTGCTGATGGTATTATCACATCTGCTAAGATTGGTACTGGTGAAATTAAGACAGCTAATATTGCTAGTGGTAATATTACTAATGCACACATAGCTAATGCAACTATAGACTACACTAAAATTAATAGTGTAGATGCGGGAACAATTACTGTAGGTAAGTTAAACGGTCAAATGATTTCTGCAAATACAATTACTGGTGATTTAATCTCAGGTGGGACTATTACTGGTGACAAGATTAAAGCCAACACTATTGATTCATTACAGATTAAAGCAGGTGCGATTACTACAACTGAACTATCAGCAGGTTCTATTACTTCTGATAAGATTCAAGCGGGTGCTGTTACATCTGATACTATCAGAGCAGGTTCAATTACAGCAGAACACATTTCTACTGTTGGACTAGATGCAAAGATTATGTCTGTATACAATAGTGAAACTGGTGAAACTTTAATCGGTGGAGGATACTTAAGAGTAGATGGATTAGATGCAGGTGTTGTTCAATCTGATAACCTACTTCAAAACGGCTTATTCTTAACATCATCATCTGATTATGGATTCAAGAGAGATAATCCAAGTGGTGAGGCATTACTAGGTAATACTCAAACTGGTATTGGAGCACACCAAGTATGGAAAGTTGACTTAGTTAGTGGTACAGTCGTTAAGAAGATTGATATTCCTGCTAAGAAACCATTCGACATTGGTATTCACCCAAGCGGTAACTTCGCATATATTACAGTACAGGGTGACGATAGCCTAGTACAATTAGACCTAGTGCAAGATGTACTAACTACTAATTCCCTAAAAATGGGTATGGGACCAGGTAGAATAGGTTGGAGAGCCATGAATATGTCAGGTATGGATATGAAGCACTTTATGGTGTTGAATACTGACCCTACCGATATGAATATTCCTGACTCATTGATGATTATAGACACTCCTCCTAGTTCGCTAAATGGAGACCTATATGTTCATCATAACATCGTATTAGGTAATAATCCTTATGACTTTGTAGTAGATGATATGGGAATGACATATATCACTATGGCTAGCGAAGGTGACATTGTTGTTGTTGACACAACAGAATCAACTTCTGCTCAATGGAAAGTCAAAGGAAGAATCCCTGTTTCAGCATTTGGGACAGACAATCTTCACTCAGAATTGCCTTCAACTTTTGGTTTGGGCGAAGTAACAGGTGGAGATGCATCAGGTCAATATAATGATTCTTCAATGGGTTCAATGTCAGGCATGTCAATGACTATGCATAGCGATAGTGGTTATGGTGCTAGCGATGGTTCGTTAAAGACTTACGAGCCACATGGTATTATCCAATCTAGCGACCCTGATACACTATATGTTGTTGATTATAAAAACGGAGAACTCCTTGTAGTAGATAAATATGGTAATGCTCCATATAACTTCCTAGTTGGTTCATCACCTGATGGCTCATTCAACAACTCCACTTCTATGACTATGGATGGAATGACTATGAGTGGCGGAACAATGAGTGGAGGAACAAGTCCTGCACAATTAACCACTATGGTAACTGGCGGTGGTCCTGCAACTAACTATGTAAGATACCGTATTTGGGTTGGTGATTCACCTGAGTTTATCGAGATGGTTAATGGAAAGTTATTCATCACTCTAGAAGGTTCTAATGATGTTGCTGTTATTGACGAGCAAGACATTCTAGACCAAATCAGTGCAGATAGAACTTTCTATGGCACTAAGAAGTCCGATGGAACATTCACTAACTGGAACTTCTCTCAATCAATGAGAACAGTAACTCCTCCTATGGTTAGAACAATTATGAATATTGGCTCTAAGCCTTCATTTATCAAAGCATTAGGAAATAACTTATATGTATCATTGGGCGGGCAAAATCAAATAGCAGTAATCAATTCTAGTACTGAAACAGTTACTAGTATGATTAATGTGGGTACTAACCCTAAAGGTTTTGATTTTACTCCTGATGGAAGATACATGTATATAGCTAACTATGGTGGTCTTGGAGACTTATCGTTCATCTATCCAATGGGTTCTTATATCGGAGACCCTTACATGGGACTTGAAGGTGGAATTGATTATCAGGGTGCTGATGGTTGGACACCTGACAGAAGTGATTGGGTATATGATGCTAGTGGCAATATTCAGTCTAAGTCAACTGTTGAGTTCCATATCAATGAACCACTTCTAAACGAAGGTGGATATGCTAAATTAACTGCATACGGATATGATTACCAATACGCTCAACTTGAACAAGACATTACCAATGTTACAAACTACTCAAATGGTAACAATGTCATTGACACTGTTGCAGAGAGGTTGATTCCTGACTTTAGTGGTAACATTTGGACTCCAAGGGCGGGAGAGTGGTTAACTAGCCCCGCACCTCACAATATCATGATATGTACTCAGGTATCAGGTAGTGAGATTAGAACACCTGCTCCATCTAATCAATATACTATCTACTATGGTAGCTATTCAAGATTAGTATTTTCTGCTAATGCAATTCCTTCGGGAGGTTGGATTGAGGCAGACTATAGAGCAAAGAATAACATCTACTTCAAGACTCATAACTCGTCTACATTAGTTGCTATTGATAATGGTTCATCACCTAACTTCAATGTAACATATCAGGTTGATGAATTTGTTCCTAAGTTCGTAACTGTTGACAATAGACAGACTTCATCATTTACACCTACTGCTGACGGTATCGCTGATACTTATACTGGTCTAGAATATTCTGTAGCAACAAACAGAGCACAAGGAATGACAGTTACTTCATCTGTTGCTCCAATATCAGGAAGTTCAGCTTTAAGTAAGATTGTTGATGGATATGAGATTGACGAGTGGGATGGCGACCATACAACTGACCCTGTTCCTGCACATAACAGTCCAACTACATTAGCATCAGGAAACCAATGGGTAAAAGTTGACTTAGGTTCTGTTTATATGATTGGTAAGATAAGCGTTGCTCACTCTTACGGATTAGATAGAACATACCATAAGACAAAAACAGAGGTTTCAGAAGATGGTGTAACTTGGACGACTATCTATGATAGTGCGGTATCAGGTGAATATAATGAGAAACCTATCTATCACGCAGTACATGGTCACACTCATTACGCACACTTCTTCACATTCGATGCAAAACCTGTTCGATATGTTAGAGATTGGGCAAATGGTTGGACTAGTGGAGATGGCTTAACATCAGGCAATACAAGTGATTGGACTGAAATCAAGGCTTATGGTGACTGGCAGGTAGAAAAGGGATATACATATCCTACAAACTCTCCTAAAGCAGGTCAACAAATTGCTACAAATGGCATAGGTTTTGTTTCTACGGATATTCCTAAGGCATATATCGCTATGAACATAGCAATTGAGTTTACTTCATGGTGGTACATGACATATATTGTTGGTCCTCAATTCGGTAAGATTAAAGTTGAGATGCCTACATTAATGAACTCAGGACACTTCCTAAACCAAGAAGCACCATATGTAAACAATGTAGCACATAGACATATAATGTCATTCCCACCTTCCCTAAATGTCAAGGAAGATACTATGAATGGCATAGTGGCAGGTAAGCATAGAGTTGTTCTTAGACAAGAAAGTGGTAAGGTAACTATTGATAGACTTCGTTTCGAGGACTTCCAATACTATCAGCGTTCTTCTCTATTAATACCTACTAATACAACTGCTACACTATTCACTAGGTATAAGGTAGTAGCTGAACAGGCTAAATGGTATCAAGGTGTTGGTAAGCAAACAACTGAGGGTGCTTACGATACTCCAAGGGTAAACCCTGATACTGGATTGCAAGACTATTCAGTACCTATTAAATATCGTGTAAGATTACTAGCCGAACTTAATGCGGACGGTACAGTTGAGGAGAGAGGTACAGCCTATGTAACTTCTGCAATCTTTGAAACTGGTAAGCTAAGTACCCATTGGAGAAGGTCTGAATCTGCTGATATATTCCCTGCGAATAGAATCCAATCATGGAATCCAAGCCAGCCAATGAATACAGGTATCCAACATGGTCATTTGGCTAACGGTTCTGTATATGGTGCTAAGATTCTTGCTAATGCTATCTACGATTGGCATATCAGTAATTACGCTAGAATCCAAGAGCATAAGCTACAACTTAACTTCCCTACTCATGACCACACTAACAAGCCATTGTTAGACAGCATCACGGATTGGGCGGGAACAGGCGGAGATTATGGAACTGGAAATACTATCGCCCGTGGAGACCATGACCATGACAGTAAGTACCTAACACTGTCAGGCGGTATAATGACAGGTAATATAGACTTTGGTGCAACTGGAAACTCAGGACTGAAATGGGGTTCTAGTGGTAACGGTGCAACTGCCTATATTAGACAAGGTGCTCAGGGTCAAATAGATGTTGGCTCAGATGATGCAGTAAACTTCTATGAGACTGATTCCAATGTAATAGCTGTTGCAATCTCTACTAATAACAAGACACTGAACGCTGTAGGTGGTCTCCAAGAAAACGGAGTTGCCCTATCTAGTAAGTATGCTCCATTAGCCCATGTTGGCTCAGGTGGAAGTGCTCACGCAGTAGCGGTAAGCGGTGGAGCAAATGGTTTCATTGACGGTACTAACTATGGTAAGTTGTTGAGAATCCAAGATAATGCGATTAACCAAACTACTGCTGATGGTAGATACATTCAGTTAAATGGCAACACTAGCACATTGACTATTACTGGTGGTGCTCAGGCATTAATGGTAAAAGCAGGTGCAGGAAATGACCATGTGTATGTAGGTCTTTACGCAAGGTCAGGAAATGGAACTCGCTCAGGTTGGTTTGGATATGGCTCTAATGGTACTACAGGAATGACAATTGCCAACGAGATTAGTGGGGGAGTAATTAACTTCACAACATCAGGTGGTGCAGTTGTTCAAGTAAATGGTAATACCATTATCCACTCAGGAAACTTCAACACAAGTACTCTTAATGGACATGCGGGGTCAGGTAATACTGCTCACCCTATTGCAGTAAGTGGAGGTGTTGCAGGATTCATTGATGGAGCAAGCTACGCTAAACTCCTAAATATCCAAGCAAGTGCAATCAACCAAACAACTGCTGACGGTAGATATTTAACACTAACTGGTGGGAATTTAACTGGAACACTAAATGCCAAAGATGTATATACAAGTGGAAATGTTAATGTAACTGGTAACATTGTTATCACTGGTACAGTCGATGGAGTAGATGTTTCAAGTCTAAATAGTAGCTTTGGAACTGTTAGTGGAAATGTAACAAACCATATTGGTGCGGGTGGTTCTGCTCACGCAGTAGTAAACGCAACTACAAATGGTTTCATGAGTTTCGGTGACTTTAATAAGCTAGCTACTGTAGCTACAAGTGCTAACAACTATGTTCACCCAACAGGAGATGGAAACTTACATGTTCCTGTAACAAGCACGACCCATAATAATATGGTGTTAAAAGCAGGTTCTACAGCAGGTTCTATAGCTTGGGGAAATGTTGATTGGAGCGAATTAACAAATGTACCAAGCACATTTACACCTCCTATTGCAACCGCTACTCAGCTTGGTGGGGTTAAGCAAGGTACTAATATTAGCATTTCTGCTGACGGAACAATTAGTGGTGCTTATGTAGTAGCTACTGCATCTGCTGACGGTCTAATGGCTAAAGGCGATTTCAGTAAATTAGCTACAGTTGCTACAAGTGCAAATAACTATGTGCATCCAACTGGTGACGGTAATCTCCATGTTCCTGCAACAAGTACTACGCACAACACTATGGTTCTTAAAGCAGGTTCAACTGCGGGTTCACTATCATGGGCAAATGTTGATTGGTCAGAATTGACTAATGTTCCTACAACATTTACACCTTCTGCACATACTCATACTGTTGCTAATATTACTGACTTGTCTACAAACTACTATAATAAGACAGAAGTTGGAAACTTGGTAAATGCAAAAGGTGATGTATTCACAAGTACATCAAATACCTTACATGCATTGAATACATTTGACAATGCGGGAATGTCAATTAAAATTCAACCAAGTGCTAGTGTAGGTAACTCAACAAAGTTATTGCAAATTAATAACACGAGTGGTAACGAAGTATTCTCTGTAAACTACTCAGGTGGAGTTGCAATAGCGGGTGACTTTACTGTAACTGGTGTTCAAACATTCAGTGGTACAACTACTGTAAATGGTGACTACACAGTTAATGGTCAGTTAATAGTTGGTGGTAATTCTACTCTCGGTGATGCTAGTAGTGATGTAACTACTGTAAATGGTACACTCCAAGTGAACGGTACTATTCAAGAGGTTGGCTCATATGAAGAAGTTCATAGAAGACCTATCTATGGTATTGCGGGCGACCTACAATTCCAAACTGATAGTACTACATTTGATACTATTACAGATTACTATGATTTAAGTACTTATGCTTTACCAACTGTCCAATCGGGTGCTACAAGATATTATCGTCTATATGTAGTTTATAGTGATGATATTACTAGTACTCAGGCAACTGCGGGGCAAAAGGCAACAATAAGAATCGCAGGAGCAACAAACAAGGACTTAGACCTAAATACTACATGGGGTTCTCCAAACGGAAGAAGAGATTGGTTTAGTGCCTACTTTACTGACTTACCAACAGGTAACGGTAATTTACAAGCTAAACTTGCTACAACTGGAAACAGTCTTGGTATTAGATGGATTGAGTTAGTAGCCTATGATAAATTTTAAGGAGTGAAGATAGATGGCAAAATACTATGATATAGATACTGATGTGAGGATAAATGGTAAGCTAACTGTCAATGGGGATACTACTATCCCCTCTCCTTACAATTTGTTAGTAGGGGGAAATATTACAGGAAATATCATCAGTGGTGGAACTGCACAAATAACTACCATTAATGGTACAACTGCTAATATAACTAATGTAACCTCAACTGGAACAATATCAGGAAGTACAATAAAGGGTAATGGTGCAACTTTAACTGTAAATGGGACAACTGCTAATGGTGGTACAGTTCCAATTTCAAATGGTTGGGCATATACTCATGAAAACAAAATAGGTTCACAAGGTCATATTCCTACAGGGGGTAGTGCTACTACCTTCCTTCGTGGGGATAATACATGGGTAGTTCCAACAGATACAAATACCTATGTAACTGGATTAAGCAGTACTGCGGGTGGAAATGGAACGCTGACTGTTACTAGAAATACTGGTGGAAACTTAACAATAGATTTATCACATAACCATGACACTGTTTATATGAAACTAGCGGGTGGAACATTTACTAGTGGAATAACAATGGGGAACGCAGTAACATGGACAAGTGGCAGTGCTGTTACAACTCCTGCAATTACATTCAATACATCAGGAGACCCAATGAGTATCTATGGTGAGCAATATGGTTCAAATATGTCAAGGTTGATAATCCAATCATCTGATGATGGTGGAGAAACTGACTATGTGGCTATTCGTAACCAACACTATTCAGCAGGTGCTTTAGATGTAATGAACTTCTATAGAGGTCATAATGATTCTATGGTTGTACTTAATGCAAAGGCGGGACTTGGTGTTACAGGGGATGCAAATATAACTGGGAATATTGTACTAACTGGAACTGTTGACGGAGTAGACTTAGCTACTCACGTTGCTACTACTGGATTAGGCTATCATGTTCCAACAGGAGGCACATCAACAACATTCTTAAGGGGAGATGGGACTTGGGTTACTCCAACAGATACAAATACTTGGAGACCTGTTGATGATACACCTGTAAATGGAAATACTACTAACTCAGTAAGTTCAAATTGGGCATATGACCACGAGAATACAACTGGCATAGGTTCACATGTTCCAACAGGAGGAGATGCTACAACATTCCTTCGTGGTGATGGTACTTGGGTAACTCCTACTGACACTAATACTAATAACTATGTAACTGCAATTTCAAGTACTGATGGTGGGAATGGAACATTAACACTTAGCAGAAGTGGTCTAGCCGACTTAACACTTAACTTAGCACACAACCACGACACTAAATATTTAGGTATTACTGCTAAAGCAAGTGACTCTGACAAACTAGATAACTTAGATTCATCTCAGTTCCTAAGGTCAGATGTAAATGATAGTATGAGTGGCATACTAACATTCTCAGGTTCAAACGCAACGCCTGTAGTAATACAAAGGAATAGTAACTTAAATGTAAACTTACAGTTCATACATACAAGTGCAAATGCATATCTTGGTATTGACAATACTGGTCAGTTAAAGTTTGGAACTGTAGCAGACTTAAACGCTAGTGGTTATACAGTGTATCACTCTAATAACTTTGACCCTGCTAATAAGTTAGATGTTTCAACATTCACGAGCCATACAGGTAGTACAGGTTTAGGTAGTCATGTTCCTGTAGGTGGAACTGCAACTACTTACCTAAGGGGAGATATGACTTGGGTAACACCAACTGACACATATGTAACTGGTCTTTCAAGTACTGCGGGAGGAAATGGGACATTAACTGTAACTAGAAATACTGGCGGTAACTTGACTCTTAACCTGTCACATACTCACTCACAATATGTAGTTAATAATGCAACCAACCAAATTGTTCAAAGTGGATTTACAATGAGTGGCAATACATATGTAGGTGGTTCAACTGCTAGCGGTGCTTTAATCGTAAGAACTACAAATGGTGCGAGTGCTATTCAATTAGCGGGGGATAACGCATCACAATTAGCAGGTGTAACTATTTACATGAACGCATCAGGTAACGCTAACTTTAGTGGTACTGTGTCAGCCAATACATTGAAAGTAGCAACAACTGGATTAGTCTCAAACCTAAATGCAGAGATGCTAAATGGATTAAAAGAATCTCAGTTTGCTAAAAACACTAGTATTGTTGAACAAGGCGGTATGGGTGTATATAGTGGACTAGGTGTATCACAACAAACTGTTCCTAATATGACAGTTCTTGTAAGTGGCGGTGTGGCTTATACTGATAGTGGATTGAGAGTTGCATACTCTAATACATCCGTATCACTTTCTACTTCAAGTGCTACATATGATAGAAAGGATGTTGTATATATCCAAGGTTCAAGTGCGGGGGCGAATGAGGGTAATATAACAGTAGCAACTGGTACTCCTGCCTCAACACCATTAGAACCAAGTATTCCTAGTGATGCTATTAAATTAGCAGTAGTATTAGTAGCTAAGAATATTGGTAGTATCCAAAACACTGCAATTACAGATGGTAGAGTATTCAAGCCATTATATGTAAGTGGTGGAGACACATATCATAGAAACAATTTCTATGCACAAGGAACTATCACTTCTACAAACGGTTTCGTTCAATTCTCAGAGCCAATTAAGAATAGTAGTTCTAATACATCTCTAACATTTACAGCAGGTACGACATCGTTAACTTGGACTCACAATATGAACATAGGAACTAATTATGTTGTTAGATTGTCTTGTAACAATGCAGAGCCTCATGTCTACTGGTCTAATAAACTAACAGATAAGATAACTATTAATCTTGATGATGTTTGTGATAATGATGTAGTCGTAGATGTAAGCCTAGAGGCATATTAAAAAATCCCCCCGAAGTTTATGGGGGGAGAACGTATTAAAAAAGGAGGAGATTCAATGTCTAACGCACATAGAGGTAGTAGGCTAGTGTTAAGTGGTAACTCACTTCCAGTGGATTTTACATCGGCACACTTTGACTACAACAACGATGAAACAGGAATACAGTTTGGAGACTTAGTTGAGGCTGATGCAAGTTCTGTTTTTACAATGAGACCTTATCAAGGTAAATTTGGTGGGGCAATAGCAATAGAACAAAGTACAACTAATCTTTATAGTAGCCAATCATCATTTACAGGTTCAAGCGTACAGAGTGCTACATATGACGCAACAGCTAACGAATGGACACTAACTATAACTGGTGGTAGTACTGCAAGTTGGAGAGGAATGAAATACACCAAAACAGATGCAATAATTCCGTCAGGTGGAGGGTATGCAACTATTAGCTTTGAGGCATATTCAAACGAAATAGTGCCAATCTATGCTGATGTAAATAACTATGGGCTACTATCAGGTAGTTCTAATGACAACGACATTATTGCCGAGAGGATGCTCAACACTGGTTCTACAATAATAGGTGAGTGGAAACCTTGTACTATAAATATTCATTTCTCAGCTAATACTCAGGGATTCTATGACCAAACTGTTATAGGCTTTGGTAACAGTTGGACACCTACACATGATACTCAAATGAAGATTAGAAATGTCCAATTTGAACTAAGGTCATATGCTACATCATTTGCAAACACAACTAGGGCTAATGGTCTATTAAAATACCCTAAGCAAGTCATAGGTACTGATGAAGGTTGTATTTCATTTTGGTATTATGCATCTGCTAGTGGAAACAACTTTGCAGGAGTTCCTCAGCCTATATTTAGCTCGGGTGTTGATGGAGGATTCGACCTATTGATAGATAGTAGTGGAACTGATTACTTAAGAGCATATTCAACATCTAGTATATCAACTCAAATGCACCCTACATTAATATGTGATGCATGGACTCATGTTGTAGTCTATTGGAAAAGGAATACCGATTTAGGTGTATATATAAATGGTGCTCTAAATGTTAGTGTAAACAACCCTGTTGATTGGGGAGCATACTATGATGCAAATGCAACTGGTTTCTATATTGGCTCAGGTATCAGGAGCAATCCTAATATCTTAGTGTCAGATTTAAAAATAGATAGAAAAATGCCAACAGCAGAAGATGTAAGTTCTTGGTATTTATCTAATAGACCTTTCCACAATCCTTTCGATAGGAGAGCGTATGCCCTGTAGAAAAACAGGGCTTTTTTCGTAAATATATTATATAATGACAATCGTGAGAAAGAGCATAGCATTAACAATATATAGAAGTATATGATTATAGAAAAAGGAGGGATATAGATGATAATTAAAGGGCAACAATTATCTGCAAAAAATTTGAATAATGCTTACATCTCAAAGACAGGTACAAACGCTCAGTCTATATCTAGTAATCTAACAATTAACGGTGGAGCATTAACATTAAAGAACTCTCAGATTACTGATAATGCAAACACATCATATATGAGAATAGACCCTCAGGGTAATCAGGTCATTATCTATGACGGTGTAAATAACCAAAGACTCGATGTATTTAGTTCAAGTGGCAGTGAATCTACATATATCCAAACTATAAATGGAACTACATCTATCGGTCAAATTGATGTAGCTAGTGCGGTTGACCATTTAGAAATTAATACTAATAGTAGCAAGTATACATTGTTCGGTGGAGATGTTCGTACAAATGGTGTTCTACAGACACAAAATCCTGCTAACTCGGGTGCTACTGCATTTCTAGGTTGGTATAATAACGACCCTAGAATTAGAATCGGTGGAACTGGCTCAGGTAGTGCGGGAACATTTAGAATCCAAGGAACAAGCGATATTGATAGATTGACAGTAGATAGTAATGGTAATGCATGGACTAAAGGTACTTTAACTGCTACTGGTAAAATAACTGCAAGTGGTGGAATTGGCATTTACAGTTCAAACTCGCTGTCGTTTGATACATATGGTGGCGGTTTTAATATGACTGATACCACTTGGATTCGTACAACTGGAAGTAAGTCATTCTATCATAACGCAGGAACAATGAGAACAGACGGAACTTTACAGGTAGGTAGTAACGGTGCTACATTAAATGCTCCTGCAAGTGGAACATTTAGTTTACATAGTGGTAAATTTACCGTTGCTACAGGTGGTGCTATTACTGCAACTGGACCACTTAACCTAACAGTATCAAGAACAAGTGGCGGAGGTATCACATTAGATACCGTAAACATGGATATTGTTAATGGAGCAGGTAACTTGGCATTAAGAAACCTTAATCAGTTACGATTCGGAGACCAATCAGGTTGGGATTGGAACTTGTGGGCGGGAATGAAGTATGACTCAACCAACCTAAAACTTTACATAGGTGGTCCTGCATCAGCACAATTTAGTTCTAACTCTAGTCCTGCTACTATAGATGTTGCCTTTACTGGTGTAGGCAAACTCGGTATTGGATATGACTCACCAACTAAGGCACTAGATGTTAATGGTGACATTAGAGTATTAAATAACTTCTACTCACCAACTGCATATAACTTCCTAGATGATTCGGGGGCATCTCAATTAGCTAGAATGAGTTCTCTCGCTATCACAACTACTTTAACTGATACTCCTCCTACTAATGGATTATATGTCCAAGGAAGTGCGGGAATAGGAACTAAGACACCTGCTAGAAAACTAGATGTTATAGGTGACTTTAGAGTTAGTGGAAACATTTATAGTGGGGTAAGCACTCTAAATCTATATACAGATGCAGGTGGAGCATTACCAATTAGAGCAGGTTCATTAGCTATTACAAGTTCATATTCAAATAGTGCTCCTACAAATGGACTTTATGTTCAAGGCAATACTGGTATCGGTACTACAAGCCCATTAGGTAAGTTACATATCGTAGATACCACACAGGAAATTTATACTGGTGGAGACCACTTATACCTAAAGTATACAGGTGCAGGTCACTATCCTTATATTGGATTCCTAGATAGTGGTGGTGTCAGAGGCGGATACTTCGGATATGGAAATCCTGGGTCATATATCCAATTGCAGTTAGAAAATAGCAATAACTTCTATATCGGTGGAGGTAGCGTTGGTATCGGAACTACTGCTCCTGCTTTTCCACTAGATGTAGTAGGTTCAGTTCAAGCAAGCACACAATTTATAAGTAAGTCTAACGGAGATGTATTCCAAGCATTAGGAACTGGAACTGGTGTTAAGACATTTAGATGGGACAACAGTAATCTAAGATTTTGGACTAATGCACTAGAAGTAATGACACTTACTAGTGGCGGTAGAGTTGGGATAGGTCAAGGTAGTCCTGCTTATGCACTAGATGTGACTGGTGATATTAATGCAACTGGCATAATTTATTCTCCTGCATCAAACGCAGAGGCATTTAGAATAGGTAATGACGCATCATTGTGGGATATTAATGTCACTAATACTATGGGTGTTTATGGTGTAAGTAATACTGCTGTTGGTGGAATAAAGCTAGGTAGTACTGGTCCTACATTATTCGGTAGTGGTGGTTCTCTAGCTATAGGTGCTACTAACCCTTGGTCTACCGTAGTATTAGATATTGCAGGAGATGTAAGATTAAGGTCAGGTAATGCTATCTACAGTGGTTACAATAATGCATACATGCTAAAAGATTACGGTAATGGTAATGTTGTTTTAAATGGTGCAGGTAATCAGCTATATCTAGGATACCAAAATACTACAGCAGTAAGACTAAGTTCTAACTTAGTTGGCACTAATGGCACAACTCCAATAGCAAATAACGATGGTACTTTGTTCTATCAAGGTCAAGATACTGATACTAGATATGTAAATGCAACTGGTGATACAATTAGTGGTAATATGGTTATAACTGGCACTCTAAATTTAACAAGTGCTAACGATGTTAATGCAAGTGGTAACGGTATTCTAATTATAGGTTCAACTAACACATATAATATGCAGTTTGACGGAAACGAAATCCAAGGATTTAATAATGGTGCTATAGGGAACATAAGTCTAAACCTTAACGGTGGGGATGTTGTGTTAGGCTCTACAACCAATATGAAATTTGGATTGGACACGACTATATTTGCAAATGGTCATACAGCTATTAACTTCTTCGGTCCTGATAGTAGTGGTGCAGGTATGACTGTAGGTGCAGGTGGATTGACTATCGTTGGTGGTGGTGAATCAGCACAAACAGTTAAAAATGCTTTGATAAGCGGAGGAAGTACAGGTGGAACTGAAACACTATATCTAACTTCTGACAATACTATCCAGTTCTTAACAGGTCAAAATAGTGCATATGACAACTCAAATTCAATATCAATGAGCACTTCATCACAATTAAATATAAACGCTCCTAATCAACACCTTCAATTCTCAGAGGCAGGTACTCAGAAGTGGCATGTGGAGGCTACAGGCGGAAGTCTTAAAATTGTTCAAACTGGTGTAAGTACAGCTATGGAGTTTCAATCTGATGGAGATGTTCTGATTAATGGCTCGTATGTAGATGTACACTACAAAGGCTCTACATGGAAATCTATAACTACATCGGGTTGGTATAGAATCGCACAATGTTTAAGTGGTAACGCTAGGGCATATGGTAGATTTATGGTAATGGATACAGCCGCAGGTCGTCACGAGTTAATAGACTTTACAGCAGGTGTAGCATACAATAAACCTGAATCTGTAAATATACATATGCTAGGTCGTGTCAAGTACGGTTCATCTGAAACATTTGGTGGTATTCGTATCTTAACAGCTACTACATATGATGCTCAGTACCTTGAAGTATATTGTGCATCAGGATGTAGCGTAATGCAATATAATGAACTATATAATCAAGCATGGTATGGTGGTTGGCAAACAGTAGATTGGACTTATACAAGTTCAATTCCTACTGGTTATACTGATAATAAACTTGAACTACAAGATGGTTATTTCCGCAATCAGAATGTACTATCAGGTACAGTTTCACCACCTTCTCAGGGTGCATATCCTGGGGATATATATGTTCAATACTAATAATGGTAGCATGGGTAATACCATGCTCCATACGTCCACAAATGAATATGTAAGGAGCGTGAATGTATATGGCGGGTGGAACGATAACAGGCAATACATACATAAGCGGTCACTATTGGCTAGAGTTAGTATGGACTGATAGCATAGTAAACTCTACTACTTCATCAGTAACAGTTAAGACATACTTCTGTTCTGATTGGTCAGCTAGCTTTACATCATCTAAAAATGGTAATACAACTGTTAATGGTAGTTCATTAGATTGGACTTCTAACACTGACGTAAGCCATTCAAATGGTAGTGTCCAAAAAACACTTGTTTATACTAGGTCAGGGGTTTCAGTTACACACAACGCTGACGGTACAAAATCCATAACTATAAGCGGTACATACTCCCCAAATATAACAATCACTGGATATGGGACAATCAGTACAATGAGTGCTAGTGGAACTGCTGTTCTTAGTGATACTAATGGTACAGAGGTAATACCTAACATGTGGATATGGAATGGTACAGCATGGGTTAGAGCAAAACATTTCTATGTGTGGGATGGTGGTTCTTGGGTTCATTGTCAATCATTCTTAGCGTGGAATGGAACATCATGGGCTACAACAAAGTAAATTAAGGAAAAGGGTGACTATATGGATACAGTTCAAATCATTACGGATTTAATTAAACAGTTTGGATTCCCTATAGCGGTAGCGGGTTGGGCATTATGGAGACTCGATAGGAGTTGGGGAAAAGGCGAAAATATTCAATCTAGGTTAGACCAAATTGATGAAGGCTTGGATAGGATAGAACTAGCTATGAATAAACAGGCGGAAATTCAGCAAGAAATGTTACTAACAATTAGACTAATCAACACACTGATAACCGCCAATAATAACAATGGCGGTGGAAGACGATGATATTAAACATAATGTATTTGATGATGGGAATAGCAATAGGAGTAATAGTAAGGTATGAGATTGATATAAGAGCAAGGAAGAAAAGGACTCAACAGCGTGTTATGTATTTGAAAGCGACAGCAAGCCAACCTAACATGCAACAGTATGACGAAATATTAAACTCAATCAAATCCATTAATGAAGGTCTATCATCTATCAATCATACTAAACATCAAAAGAAAGAGGTGCATTAGCTTGTTGTGGGTTCTTATCGTATACCTTATATCAGCTATTTCATGGGGTGCAGTATTTTTTCAACTATTAAGGTTAATATTTAAGACACCCAAAGAAGATAGACCGTCACTATTAATCTCTCTTACAGTAGCATCATTAGCACTATTTGTAGAGAGTATGTATTTTGGATACTCCTCATTCCTAGCTTTAATGGGAGACCAATCAGGATTCCTTGCTATGTATCAAGGTGAGAATTGGTTTCTAGTAAAAATATTAATAGCAGTAAGTGGAGTTCTACTAATGTTCAATTTAAAATCAGGAAAAAAGAAAGGGGAAAAATAAAATGGCAATTTTTGATTTTTCAGAATACCAAGGCAACATTGACTTCGGAAAGGTTAAAGGTAATACGGATTTACTAGTACTAAGGGTTCAAGCGGGTTCTACACATGCAGATGCTAAGTATCTAAAATATGTAGAAGGATGTAAAGCTAACAGTATCCCATTTGGTACATATGCATACGCAAAATATCTAAATGTAGCAGATGCAAAGGTTGAGGCTACAGATTGCTACAATAGAATGGACAAAGAAAGCCAGTTCGTTGTAGTTGATGTTGAATCAGTTTCTACTAAAGTTGCGAGTGACTTAGTTCCTTCAACACAAGCATTTATCGACTACTTACATTCTAAGGGTGTAAAGAAAGTTGGTCTTTATAGTGGTGAGAGTTTCTATACTGCTCATGGGCTAAATAAAGTAAAAGCAGACTTCCTTTGGATTGCAAAATATGGTATAAATGATGGTAAGATGCACACTAAGCCATCTATCCCTTGTGACCTATGGCAGTATTCAAGTACCGCTACGGAGTCAGGTGTTGTTGGTCATGTTGATATTGATGCTATCAGTGGTAGCAAGACATTAGAATACTTTACAGGTAGAGATAAGAGTTTAGCACTTGGTTCTATGGCTACAATCAAGACTAGTGCTAGTGCTTTCCAAACAGGACAGAATATTGCTGATTCCGTAAAAGGACAGAAATATAAAATTATCCAAATCAAGACTGTAAAGCAAAGCTATTCTAATACTGCTTATCTGTTGGATGGTATTATGAGTTGGGTACTAGAACAGGATATTGTAGAAAGTGGTGTTGACAATCATGTTGTTAAACCAATTCCTGCACCAGTAACTCCTGCTCCAAAACCAGTTACACCAACTCCTGCACCTGCACCTAAGCCAACACCTGCACCTGCTCCAAAACCTGTTACACCTGCTCCAACACCAACACCTGCTCCAAAGCCAACTACACCACCAGTAGTAGCACCAACACCGACTCCTGCTCCTACAAAGCCACCAGTTGTTGTTGAGCCACCTGTAGTTGCTAAACCTGAGATTCCACCAGTAGTTCCAGTTACACCACCAGTAATTGAGAAACCACCAGTTGTTGTTGAGCCAACATTACCACCAATTAAAGTTGAGCCACCTAAGGTTGAAGTTCCATCACCAACATTAAACGACTTGGCTAAAACGGTTGAAGATACAGTAATGAGCAACCCTGAGATTCAAAAAAGTATTATCCAAAAGATTTTTGCTTTCATTAAAAAGCTATTTAGCTAATATAATAGGAGGAAGATAAAAATGAACCAAGTATTAGAGTTTATTAATCAGTATAAAGACTTTATCGTTCTAGGTGTAGCTTTAATCGGAGGATTAATATTCTATGGTAAAAAGAAAGTAGCTAAGTTTGTTATGGCTCACCTTGGAACTATCGAAGGTCAAATCGCTAAAGCTGTTACTAGCAACCCGCAACTAGCTGAGAAAATCTACGGTATGCTACCTAAGTCTTTAAAGGCTTTCACTACTGTAAAGGCTATTGCCAAAATTATTGCAAAATTCCTTGACAAATAGAGAGATTGTGTTATAATATAATTGTAAGATAAAACGAGGGCAAACAACAAGCCCTCCTCTTTTATATACAAATCCCTCAACTAGGAGTTGAAGTTATTATGAAGTTTGAAAGAATTGCAGTTTTAGACACAAATGTACTAGTAGATGATTACAAAGCAATTCTTAAACATCCTGACACATTGGTAGTAGTTCCACGAGTAGTTATCAGTGAGTTGGATGGTTTGAAGAATAACAAGGATGGTAACAAACGAGCAGTAGTTCGTAAAGCATCTTGGTTACTAGACGGTATTACAGAAGAATTTGAAGATGAAGAAGTAATGCCATTAGAAACAAAAGGTAGCTACCTTGTTATCGAAGGAAACTATCAATACGAGTTTGAGTGTGTAGAACCTGATAAGCCTGACAATAGAATTATCTCAGTTGCAATCGGTTATGCAAAAGAGTACCCTGAGTCCCAAGTTACATTATATAGTAATGATGTAAATGTTCGTGTTGAGGCTAGGAGTGCAAAACGACAACTTAAAATCAGAAACTTAAAAGCTAAACAATACAAAGTGATTGATACAGGTCTAGGCGACATTAATACTGGTGTTGTTAATCTGTTACAACCTACAAAAGTATTGTTAGAAACAAGAGCCAACCAAAAATATAGTATTGAACTACCTTACATGAATGGTGAACATGTATTTATGGTAGATGAAAATAACTTTGACCACCAAGTATTAACTACATATAACTCAGTACATAAGCGTCTAGAAGTTATTCATGATTGGAAGAAAAATGACCCTGTATGGGTTGCGGGTGGAGAGGCAGTAAGACCTCAGGATGCTCGTCAAAACTTCCTAATGAATGATGTTATGGATAAGGAGAAGTATGTAAACTTCATTCTATCAAGAGTAGCAGGTGCAGGTAAGAACTATGTAACAACTGCATGCGTACTTAATCTATTAAAAAATGGAGATTATGATAGATATATCCTTATTAAGCCTATGGTCGAAATCGGTGATGAACTAGGTCTATTGCCAGGAACTAAGGAAGAAAAGATGTCACCTTGGTTTGAGAGTTTCAAAGACACTATGTTTGAACTTACTGCTGATGGCTATGATTTACCCGAAGACCTAAATGGTCGTATTGAACTAGATGTAGTGACACATATGCGTGGTAGAAGTATTCCTAGAACAATCATCCACCTAGATGAAGTTCAGAATATGACCGAACATGCAGTAAAAACTATCTTGACTCGTGCAGGAAAAGATACTAAAATCATCTTAAGTGGTGACTTGTCACAGATTGATAACCCACGACTAGATTCAGAGAATAACGGTCTTCGTATTTGGGCTGAACGCTCTCGTAATCTAGAAACTGGTTTCCCACATTCTACATACATTCTATTAGAAAGTAACTTCCGTTCAGAGTTATCTGCATGGGCATCATCTTTCTATGAATAAGAAAATTGAGACTCCTTAGGGGGTCTCTTTTTTACCCTTGACTTTGTTCCGATAACATGCTATAATTCAGATATATTATAAACGAAAGGAGTGTGGCGAATGTCAATTCCTATCAAGACGTTACAACAGATTGAGACAATCAGTGCATTGAAGGTATTGTTGTATCTTCATGAACGGTCACATGCAAATGGAGTTATTAGAATATCCATGAACAACATCATAGATGATTCGGGCATAGCTAGAAACTCTGTTAAGAGAGGCTTGCAAGAATTACTAGATAACAAAATCATTGAACAGATTGCTACTGGAAAGGGCAATCACCCAAACACATATAAGGTGTCCAAAGTTGATAGTCCCAATATTGACCCTATAGAAACATCACCACAAGAAGTGCAAGGTTATAGAAAAGCTGTTGGAACAAAGCGGAAGGACGATTCTAGTCCCAAAGTTGACCACACAGAAACAAGTAATATTATAAATAATATTATTTATAAAGAATTTAATAATAATAATCTTTTTTATAATGATATTAATTCTATATCTCTTGCTAATGAAAACCATAACTTAAATGATGAACAACTAGGTAAATTAGCTAGGAGGGTTTTAGTTGAATGGTTCTTACCATTAGCACAACTTAAGACCAAACAATCAAAGATGTTCTTTCCTCAACAAATGAAACTACTTAAAGATTTATTAGTTCAGTGGAGAACCGACCAAGTATTAGCAGGTATATATTACTGGTGTAAGGTTAATCCTCCTAAGGATGGTATGCGTTCGGTCATGTGGTTGAAGTTTGAAAAGAAAAACATTAGTCATATGATGATTGCACTGGACTATTATAAACAACAATTCTTAGAGAAACAAAATGAGTTGGAAGAAGAAGTCAGACTAGAAAAGGTCGAAGTGATGAAAGCTAAGGCTCTAGAGATTGCTAAACAGAAAGTAGAGCAAAAAGCTAAGGTCGATAATATGTCTGCTAATGATTTCTTGGCTGATTTATTAGGCGGTGTTAAATTAGATTTAGGAGGTGATAAGTAATGTTAAAATGCTTACTTCTTGGTCATGACAACAAGACAATGAAAGTTGAGAAAGACGGAAAGACATATGAAATTACTTACTGCTTACGGTGTGATAAAGAGACAACCAAAGAGGTGAAATAATGTTTAGTTGGTCTAAGAACATGGAGAGAAAATTCATCAAGCTATATGCTCGTAACACTGATGAAGAAGTATCTAGAATTATGAAATTGCCTTACTCCTTTGTAGTTAGCAAAGCAGAGGAGTTAGGTCTTTCCAAAGAAGAACCCGCAAAGCGTGATTGGACAGCAGAGGAATTAAAATGGATTAATGCTACATATCCATTTTCACCTAATAGTTTTTTAGCGGATAGACTTAATGCGGAGAAATGGCAAATAGAACACGTTGCCTATCGTATGGAACTTCGCAAGAACAAAGATTACTATAAGGTCGCACCTGATGATAATGATTTGGTTGAACAATGGACTAAGGAATATGATAAAGGTGACTACCACTGCTCCAAAGGTCATTTCTTGACAGGTAAGATTTTAAGACACCTGTTTCCATATCAGAAGTTAGAGGAAGAAGTACCTGTTGGAAGATTGTGGATTGATTGGCTCATGCCACATATGAATATTGCATGTGAGGTACATGGTCAACAACACTTAGAGTTTAACCCACACTTCCACAATACAATGGCTGACTTTGTGAAAGGTCAGGAAAACGATTGGCAAAAATCTGAAATGTTAGAATCGCAAGATATTTCTTTATTTGTAATCTATCATGATGAAAAAATATCAATTAATCTATTCAGAGCGAAATTGGAGGAGATAATCTAATGGATAAGTCAAAGCATATGGTAACTGTCCCTAGAGAGTATCTTGAAAAGCTAGAAGATTTTTTTGAGTTGCATAAGAGTAGCGGATTCAATATCTTTGGAAATGTTATGAGAGTTATGCACCCTAATGAACCGCCTGAGGTCACAATGTTTTTAGACTTAAATGAAATAACAGATAAGGACTATAAGGCTATCATTCTCATTGATAACCAAGGCAAGCAAAAAGCAAAGTTTAAAAAAGTTTAAGTTTACCCTTGACATTTTGTTATAAGATATTTATAATTCAAAATGTACCCACTACATAAGGAGGTCACGAAATGACAAGAAAAGAATTGACTGACAAACAAAGACAAGATATATTAAAAGCTACACTTCAATCCATTTCAAAGGATTTTGGAGTTCATGGCTCAATGGTGCTAGGTGATGCTAAACCAATACCTATCGTGCGAATGAGTTTCGGTAGTTATGCTATTGATGATGCTACTGGTGGCGGTAATCCAAAAGGTAGAATTATAGAAATATATGGTCCTGAGTCGTCAGGTAAAACGACAGTAGCCTTACACGCTATCGCTGAGGCACAAAAAGAAGGCGGTGTATGTGTCTTTATAGATGCAGAGAACGCACTTGATATTGAATACGCTGAAAAGCTAGGAGTAAATATTCAAGAATTAATCGTAGGTCAACCTGACTCTGCCGAAGAATGTTTGCAGATTGCGGAGCGTTGGATTAACTCAGGAATTTGTGACATGGTTGTAGTTGACTCTGTTCCTGCTATGGTAACAAGACAGGAACTTAACGGTGACATTGGAGATAACAATGTAGCAGGTATCGCAAGGTTGCTATCAGGTTCACTAAAGAAACTAGCATATGCTTGTAACCGAAGTGGCACAAACTTACTATTCATCAATCAGATTCGTGAGAAGGTTGGTGTTATGTTTGGAAATCCTGAGACTACCCCAGGTGGTAGAGCATTAAAATTCTATGCTACAATTCGTCTAGAAGTAAGACCTGCTGAGATTCAAAAAACAGACGGTGTTGCTACATCTCGTAAGACGAAGGTTAAAGTGGTAAAGAATAAGGTTGCACCTCCTTTTAGAGAAGTCTATGTTGACATTGAGTTTGGAGAAGGAATTTCAAAGGCAGGAGAAATCCTTGATTACGGTGTTGACTTAGGTATTCTATATAAAAAAGGTAGTTGGTTTTGGTACGGTGAAGAAAGAATTGGAAATGGTCGTGCAGGTGCAAAACAGGCATTAAATGAAAATCCTGAGTTGAAGGATAAGTTAGATAAGCTAATTCGGTCATACTTGAATCCTGCTGATGCTCCAACTGAATATGTTCCAGTTGAGGAAGATGTATTAGAAGAACAACTGGTTGACGAAATCGTTGAAGTAGAAGAACAGGAGTAGGTGATACATAATGGCTTATGTAGATAATAAGGCGAAGGAACTTAGGAGTACTGGTGTATATAGTGCTGACAGAGTTGCAACAGAAGTCATTAAGACAATCATGAATATGGAGGAGCATGAGTATTATCTTATTGATGTACTCACGCTTGAATCCTATTTAGGTCTCTTGGCACAACAGGCTATGTATGTTCAACAAGAAGTAAACATAGCAGAGGCTAGAGAGATTGAACTAGGTAATTCATTTAAGATTGAGGCACTTCCATTAGTCCTTGATAGTAAAATTAGGTCGGTGGAAGAAAGGTGGATATTTGCCTCTACATTAACAGATGGATTACGATTGAAATTTGACTTATGGCAACAGTCTATTATTGATGCTACATTGAAGAAGAAACTATCAGACCCGATAGTTGAAAAGCTAAATGTACTTAAAAAGATTTATGATGATAGACGAATGGAAGGTAAGAATAAGAACATTCATAAATTCGGTGAGGCAAAATAAAAAACGAGGGGATTTAATTTTTCCCCTTGACACGTTATAGCAACTAGGTATAAGATAAATATAAGATATTCAAGAGGAGTGGTATTGTGAGTTTATTACTAGACGAAAATATCCAAAGACAGTTAGACAGTATTGCACATGTAGGTTCTGAAAGGGCAATCCTAAGTATTGCTATGGCTGACCCTGAGACATTGTTTGATATTACAGTAGAGTTAGCACCTGAGGACTTTACGAATATTGCAAACAAAAGAATCTATCAAATTATGCTTTCAATCTTAGATAATAAGTATTCTAACATTGGAAAAGTAAACCCAACGATTATCCATGCATTAGCACAAAACAGTGGTATTGAGGAAGAAATTGGTGGAGCAACTTATCTGAACATGGTTGAGAAAACTAATGCAGGAGTTGAAAACTTAAAGTTCTTCGTTGAGAAAGTAAAGCAAGCTAGTGTCCGTAGAGAATCATTCTTAAAGGCTGTTACAGTTATTGAGGATGCGGTATCAAGTGAAGAAGAAGATGCTGAAACTTTCGTGGCTAGACAAGAAGAAAAATTCCTTGACATTGTAATGAAAATGGACAATAACACTAATGAGGTAATCCGTATCGGTGATAAGATTGATATGGTACTAGAAAAGCGTGAGACAACACCTAGAGAAATCATTGGTATTCCTACAGGATTCCCTGAGTATGATAGAGCAACAGGTGGATTAGTGCCTAGCCGATTAAAGGTAGTAGCCTCTCCTCCAAAGACAGGTAAATCTGCTCATGCATTGAACATTGGTATCAATGTTGCAGTAGGTCAAGGTATTCCAGTATTATATATTGATACAGAAATGCCAACCGAAGAACAGATTGACCGTATGACTTCTATTATCGCTACTGATAGTGGTACTGTAGTACCTGAGAGATTAGTAATCAGCGGTATGTATTCTCGTAACCCAAGAATGAAACAGGCGGTAGATGATTACGCAAAGCCACTTATTCAAGGTGCTCCTTTCTATCATGTTTATATGCCTGACTTCTCTCCTGAGAAAATACATAATCTCGCAAGGAAGTTTCAAAGACAACATGGTATTACTTGGAACGGATTCGAGAATCAATTTGTATTAATCTTTGACTATATCAAAATGGACGAGAGTTCATTCAAAGGTAATCAACAGGAGTATATCATCTTAGGACAGATTACAAACATGCTTAAGAACAAGATTGCGGGTGCTATGGGTATTCCTGTATTAGCATACGCACAAATTAACCCAAGAACAGGATATGGTGCGGAAGATTTAAACTCCTCACATATCTCAGGTTCTAACCGTATCGTAATGTTTGTTAATGAGTTGTCTATCCTTCGTAGAAAGACTGATAATGAATTAGCGGAGCATGGTCGTGAGAATGGTAACAGAACATGGAAGCTAGGTGAAACTCGTAACGGTGGTAGTTATGAAGGTTGGATTGATTATACCGTTGAGAAGAATGTCGCCAAGATGAAAGAGTTAAGAAATATAAACTTGGAGTAGGTGATAGGTATGTCGAAAGTTGAAATGCGTGATTACTCTGTAATTAAAGAAGTAATAAGAGATAGTATTGACCCTATCTTATTACTTGAACATTATGGAGCAGACATTCCACAAAGAAATATCAAGTATGATAAAGTCCGTTGTGCTTGCCCTATTCATGGAGGAGATAACCCTGTTGGGTTCTCCTTCGATTTAAACTCAAAGATGTTCACCTGTTTTACGCAACATTGTGGTGAAAGTCCTGAGGATTGGTTTTGGATTCCAAAAGACCATAGAAGTACAGTGCCACGAGACTTATTCCTGTTCATCAAAATGATGGAGGAAAAGAAAGCCTATGAGGAAGGTCGTAGAGGTTTTAAATGCAACTGGAATAGAGCATTAAAGGTAGCCTCTGAAATAGCAGGAATAGAGTTAGATAAAGGATTAACTTATGATAAAAGCATTTCTGATAAGTTAGAAAATCAGAGATGGATTAGAGAGATGGCTAAGGTAAACGTAGATGTAGAACTAGAAGTATTCAGCGAAGAAGATATAGAAATATATCAAGCACAACTACCTATTGCCGAAGACTACATAGCAACTCGTAACTTTGAGGACTACATTCTAGAGGAGTTTAAGATTGGTTATTCTCCCGAAGGTATTGATGAACCTTGGAACGCTAAGAAGAAAGACTTTGTAGGCAGAATAGTGATACCTGTTTATGACGAGAATGGCGGTCTAGTAGGTTGGTCAGGTCGTATAGCTACAGACGACAAAGTAAAGATTAAGAGGTTCAATAAGTGGATGCACAAGATGGACTTCGATAAAGGTTTCGTACTATTTAACTTTGATAAGGCTAAACAGTATATTGAAGAAACAAAAGAATTGATACTAGTAGAAGGACCTTGGGACGTAATTCGTCTATGGTCATATGGTATTCATAATGCGGTAGCGGTTATGGGTTCAGCACTAACACCCGAACAGTTATCACTAGCAGTATCAAATGCATTAAAGATTAATGTAATGCTAGATTCAGATGGTGCGGGGCAAAGTGGAGCAAACAGAATTTGCGAACAACTTAAGCCTTATGTAGATGTATACACATATTCATTACCTAAGGATAAAGACCCTGACAATCTAGGATTCTCTGAGGCTTGGGAAGTAATTTCCAATCCTGTAAGATATGTAGGTAAAAAAAGAATTTAGAATTACCCTTGACTTTTGGTTATAAATCATTTATAATATAAAATGTAAACAATATTAGGAGGCGTTGTCAAAATGGCAAAAATGAATATGATTATCGAAGGTATCGCAAAGGACTCACACGAGAAATTCCCTATTAAATATGACGTATCAGAGAATGGTAACTCATTCTTCATCGGTTGTACTATCGAGGCTGAAATCGAAACAAGTGGTGGTAAAACAATCACAAAGCGTATGAACATTCGTGCTTTCGGTGAACAAGCTGATGCATTAGCACACATCGAAGATGGCTACCCAATCGAAGTTGAATGTACTTATGATATGCAGAAATCACAAAAGGATGGTAAGTACTACCCAATCGCTACAGTAATTAATGTAATTAATGCCTAATCATACTAAGGAGGAGATACATATGTATTTCAATTTTAACAAAGGTAAACGCATTGAAAATAACCTAGCAGAAACTAAAACTAACTTCCGTAAGAACTTCGTTGTGGTAGGTAGTGATTCAAAAGGAAAAGCATTTACTACAACTGTCAAAGATGTTACTCGTTTAGAGGCAAAGCGTGAGGCAGAGCGTTGGGCTAAGTCTCATAGTCTAAAAGTTGATGCAATTAAAGCAGTTTAATAGAGTAGCCTTCGGGCTACTTTCTCTTTAGAATATTGGAGGTAGATAATATGATTGATAAACAAGAAGTTTTAGATATTCTATACGAACTAGAAGAACAAGTAGCATGGATGCGTGAACAAGGAGAAACTGACCTAAGAACAGTACTACACTACATAAGCAAAGCCTATAGTGAAATCAATAAATTGGAGGCGAAGTAATATGAGTAAAATGGACGAGCAAATTATAGTAGTACCTAGAAAGGCATTATTCGAGAATGAGACATTTACGTTTCAAGGAACTATGTCTGATAAATCTATTGTTGACAGATTAACAGATAATATTTCTAAAAACTTTGGAGTTATGCGTAGAGGAGATGCAGAGGACAATGAGACCTTCAAACAACCTATCCCTTATGCAGTTATCCGTAGAGGAAAAGAATTATTCATGTACGAACGACTTGAAGGTGGCGGAGAGGCAAAGCTACATGGTAAGCTATCTCTAGGTGCAGGTGGTCATATGAACTTTGAACCTGAGGCACACAACTTCAATGAAGTTATTAAGTTAAACTTAGAGAGAGAACTAGAGGAAGAACTAGATATTTCTCATGAAGTTACTCCTCAAATGATTGGATTAATCAATGACGATTCAACACCAGTTAGCAAGGTGCATGTTGCTATTCTAGTTATTCTAGACCTACCTGCTGATGCTACTGTATCTGTTCGTGAAACAGACCAGTTAAAAGGTGACTTTGTTACATTAGCAGAATTAAATGAGCCTAGCGTATTTGAGCGACTAGAGGATTGGTCTAAGATTGTTGTTCAAACACTAAGCTAAGGAGTTGTAGCTTATGACTACAAGAACTGAGTATTTAGAAGGTGCAGATAAGATTAATTACCGTATTACTGATACTCTACATAGTTGGATAAAGAATGAAAGTGCTAACCTACAGGCTTTCATTAACAATCCATATGAACATGTCAATTATAATCCATACATATTGATTGACTTTTCAAAACTAACTGATAGGCTAAATATGTTAGATGTAATGGCAAATGATTTAATGGTTATTACTGAGTATAAGAAAGGTAATCCTGATTATTCAGTCACTTCAATGTATGAATCCGCATTAGACCAAGTAGATGTTCAAGTATTTATTCGGTTGCAGGATTGGTTGCAAAAAAGATACAGTGATATGACAACTATGATTAAATCAGGTGGAGACCTTCACAACTTAACACCATTAAGTGATTATGTAGGATTGGTAACATTTGACCAAACAAAGTTTACACAAGAATATGCCATGTATGGTTATGCTCTTGAAGGTGTAAATACGGTAATACAGTACAAGTTGGAGAATGGGGCTACTTTGTAGTCCTTTTTCTATTTGTCCTTGACTTGTAGTTATAATTCATGTATAATATAAATATGAAAGGGCGGTGTGTTGAATGGAAAAAATAATCGAACAATATAGAAAAGTAGGATATAGAAACCTACACTTACACACTGATGCCTCTCACCTAGATGGTATGAATGACTTACCTAGCTTAATTAAGAGATTGAAAGAAATAGGACATACCGCATGTGCTATCACCGACCACGGAAATATGCACAATGTACTTCGTTTCTATCAAACTTGTAAAGTTAATGACATTAAGCCATTACTAGGATTCGAGGCTTATATCAGTGATGTGAGACAACTACAAAAGAAGTCAGACTTCCTATTAGTTGAAGAATGGCTAGGTGACGACTTTGCACAAGAGATTTGTCACTTAGTTTTATTGGCGGAAAACTTTGAAGGTTATCAAAACCTATGTAGGTTGACAACGCTATCAGGAACAGAAGGATTCTATGGTAAGCCAAGAATCGACTATGAAATCCTAAAGAAGTATAGCAAAGGTGTTATTGCGATAAATGGTCACGTTGGTACAGACATAGCTAAGGCTGTTGAAAGGGCTAGTATGCCTGTCAGTAAGTCGGAGGATAGATATACAGAGAAAGACTTGTTAGAGTATCCTCAGTTGTTAGATGTAATTGAGAAAGAGAAACACGATTATGCTTTTAATGAAATCAAGAGAGCATACAAACTTAATGAGTGGTATATGGAAGTATTCGGTGATAGATATTATCTTGAACTTCAAAGTCACACATTAGAAATCGAAAAGTTATTAAATCCATTTATGATTAAGCTATCACAAGAGTATAATATTCCACTAGTAATGACAAACGATTCTCACTACACATGGCGGTCAGATGCAGATACTCACCGTATTCACTTTGCTAATGGTATCGGTCAGGACTACGAAGAACTTGTAAATGGAGTGTATGAAGGATTCTCTAATACAGACGAGTTCTATGTGAAAGATGATGAAGAAATGCTTGAAATGGCTATTCCATTCGGAGTACATGCAGTACAAGCACTGATTAACACAAATGATGTAGTTGAGCGTTGTAATGTTGAGTTTGAACAAATTACATTAAAAGGTACAGAAATTAAGAAAGGTCAGTTAGTCGGCAAGTGGAAAACGAAAGAATACTTGTTCCCTGACTTCCCAATCCCAATGCCTTTTGCAGATAAGGAGTCATACTTCAAACACCTAGTAAATGAAGGCTTTAAAGAGCGTGCAGAGAGTGGAGAAATCGACTTAGAGGGCTACACCCTTCAAGATTACATAGACCGCTTAGAGTACGAAATGAGCGTTATCATCAGTATGGGTTTCCCAACCTACTTTACAATCCTATGGGACGTATTGCGTTTCTGTAGAGAAGAAGATATTCCAGTAGGTAAAGGTCGTGGCTCAGGTGCAGGTTCATTAGTAGCCTATAGCTTACGAATCACTGATGTAGACCCACTTCATTATAAGTTATTATTCGAGCGTTTCTTAAACCCTGACCGTATCTCAATGCCTGATATTGACTTGGACTTCTGTTACGATAGGATTCAAGAAGTTATCGACTATACAAAAGAGAAGTATGGTCATGACAGAGTATGTAAGATTGGTACATTCGGTACATTATCAGCTAAAGCAGTTATCAAGGATGTAGCACGAGTACTTAAGTACGACTACCAAATGATTAACTCTTTAACTACCAAGGTTACTGAAATTGGTATCAAGATTAAAGATATACTTGTCAAGTATCCTGACTTCCAAGCATTATATGATGAAGATGTAGAGTTCAAGCGTATCATTGATGCATCACTACGACTAGAAGGTTTACAAAGACATACATCTCAGCATGCGGCAGGTATAGTTATATCGCCATTTCCACTAACAGACCTAGTACCATTGAAAGGTAAAGGTGGAGACCTAACTGCTCAACTAGATATGCATGAGTTAGAGGAATTAGGATTCGTTAAGATGGACTACTTGCGTTTAAGAACACTAACAGTAATCAAAAATGCAGTTAATTCTATCTATCAACAACTAGGTGACTATATTGCTATTGATAAGATTGACTTTGCAGACACTAAGGTATTTGAGCACTTCCAACATGGTGACTCTCTAGGTATCTTCCAGTTTGAATCAACTGGTATGCAAGGCTTATTGAAGAAACAGCACCCAACTTCAATAGAAGACTTAAGTGCAGTAAACTCGCTATACCGCCCAGGTCCTCTAGATATGAAGATAGAAGACGAGAATGACCCTAACTATGGTAAGACGATGGTTGATATTTACCTTGCTCGTGCTAGTGGTGAGCAAGAAGTAGTATATGACCACCCACTACTTGAAGAAATCCAAAAGCCTACATATGGTATCTTCGTATATCAAGAACAACTTATGTTTGGTTCAGTAGCCCTAGCAGGATATTCACTACCTGAGTCAGATGAATTGCGTAAAGTAGTAGGTAAGAAGTTGATGGATTTAATGCCCGCACAAAAGGCTAAGTTCGTCAACGGTTGTTTGAACAATCCACTGTTTATGTCAGGGTGTGCGGAATCTCCACACCAAGATAAGTCTCCACAACAACTAGCAGAGTTTATTTGGAGTCAGATTGAGACATTCGGTAGATACGGATTCAACAAAAGTCACTCGACAGCGTATGCAATATTGGCTTATCAATCAATGTGGTTAAAGACATACTTCCCTGAGTTCTTTATGGCAAGTGTACTTACATCATATATTGGTGAAAAGATTGAGAAGATTGTTCCATACTTGAACGAGGCTAGACGATTAGGATTAAAGCTACTAGCACCCGATGTAAACCGTTCTACTTTGAAGTTTGAAGTGTCGGCTGACCGTAAAGGTATTCACTTTAGCTTGAATGGTATCAAAGGTGTAGGAACAAAGGCAGTAGAAAACATCCTAGAAGTGCGTAAGAATCATGGATTCAAAACACTATCTGACTTCATTATGCTAACAGGTTCGGCAGTAAATAAGACCGTAACAACCGCATTAGCAGAGGCAGGAGCGTTTGACTTCTTAGGATACAATCGTAGAACAATGGTTAAGATTGTAGAAGATTTGATTGCTATTTCTTCTAAGGTTAAGACCAAGATTACAAATAATAAAAAAAGAAAGAATCCAGTACAAGACATTAGTTCGTTCTATCAACCATTCTATGATTATGAGGCAGAAGTTCTAGAGGAATTTACTCATGATGAACTATGTATGATGGAAAGAACATTAACAGGATTCTACATGACACACCACCCACTAGAAGGATTAATTGACTTCATTCAAGCTAAGACAACTCATTCTAGTGATGTGATTAACAATGGTGTTCCTATCGAAATTCGTCAAGTATTTGATGAAGATGCTTTAGAAATCTCAGACTCAGGCGAACTAGAAACAGAATATCAAAGACTACCCGCAGGACAGTTTGTTATTACTGGTGGAGTAATCAAACAGGTCAAAGAAATCACTATCAAGCGTGGTAGAAATATCGGTAAGAAGATGGCTAGCATTGTTGTAGAAGATGCCTACCAAGGCGACATTAAGTGTACTGTATTCAACCAACAATATGAAAAGCTATTGCATGTAGTCAAGGAAGGAAAGGTAGTATTCATCAAAGGTAACATAGACTACTTTAACGACTCTGCACAAGTTAATGTTGTTGAACTCTCGGAAGTAAGTCGTGATTCGGCAAAATCATTAAGGAGGACTGAGTTACTAACTAGTTTAAGTGAGTTACGGATGATGATTGATGAAATCGAAGAAACTATTACTTTACTTGGTGATGATGCCAACCTAATCGTAGATATTACAGACGAGTTAATTAGTTTGTACGACAAGCACGATATAATCTATGAAGAATTTGAAAGGTTGGAATTTGGAAATGAACAGTAAACAAGAAAAACAGGAATACACCAAGTTACTAGTCAAGAAGGTTGCGGAAGGAGAATACGAGGCTTTTGGTGAACTAGAGGGGTTAGCTAAACCCCTTATGGTTCATCTATCAGACTACTTTTCAAGGCTACATTATAAGTTTGAATATGACGATTTTTACTCCATATGCTTAAACGCACTATATGAGTCATGTTTAGAATATGACCCAAGAAATCCTAGTTTTCTTAGTTATTCAAAGCAGTTCATGTTAAGACATTGTTGGCGAGAGTTAGAATATTGGAACGCTGAAATGAGAAACATCTTCTCACAAAAAGAAGTCCTAATTGGTCTAGAACGAGAGGTTCAAGCTAAAGAACCTAGAATGGTAGCCTTCAAGGTTATCGAAGATGAAGTACTTAAGAAAGAGTTCCGTAATAATATCAAAGAGATTGTATCCTCATTATTCGATAAAGATAAGGCTGAAATAATGATGCTATACATAATGAAAGATATGAGACCACGAGATATTGCTATGGTAAAAGGCTTAGAATATCAGAATACATATTCTATAATTACAAGAGGAATGAAAAAGATTGCTAGTGAATATAAATCTAGGTATTCCCTTGACATTATAAATAGTTTATAGTATAATTGTATTATAACTTGAAGGAGGAATTACATATGACAAACATTAAAAAAGAAGACGAAAACATTATCGAAGTACCATTTACAGAGGTTGAGTCACAATCACAAGATGCAGGAGATGTATTAAACCTAGAAGATGTAGGCTACATGATTGTTACAGGTCGCTACAAGAACGGAAAGACATTCTTCCGTACAGTTGGTGTCAATGACTTAATCTTAATCTTAGGCTTGGCGGAATATACAGTAGATGAAGTAAAAGCTGAAATCGCCAAAAACCGTAAATAACATAGGGGGGCAACCCCCTCTTATGAGGTGAAAGAAATGGACAAATTAGAAAA